CTGCCTTGTTTCCATGACCCTTTTCAATTTTTCCTAACATCTTGGTCGCACGTTTTCGCAATGCCTTTGTGGATGGATCAGATGACTTTGAAATGCCAGCTTCTCGGCCTTTTGAATCTCCTTGAAACTCATGCCCATGCACACCCTGTGGGTCATAATTCTTCCGAGTCTGCTGTTTCATTTTGCGGAATGCCCCGATTTTTGTCTTCAATGAAATTTCGTCAACATTTTCGACTTCTTCATCAACATCTTCTTCGTCTTCGTCATCATCGTCATCATCATCTTCGTCGCCATTCTTTTTTGCAAACGGATTCTTCTTTTTCTTTTTCTTCCCGTTCTCTTCCTCGTCGGTCTCATCGTCATCATCATCATTTTTTTCATTGAAAAGTTCCCCCGCAAGGGCAATTTTCTTTAGATCAATGGCATCAGATATTTTATCCGAAAGAGCAGCCCCAAGAAATTCCTGCATTTCGATAGGATTTTCTTCTTTGGCTGCTTGAATTGCTGCGCAAATATAAGCCTGAGTATCTTCCATGACGCATTCTCCTTTAGTTCTTATTTATAAGAATTGGTAACTTATTATAAGGGTTCTCTTTGAGGCCCAGGTGCTGGTTTTTGAGGAGCTGGCGCAGAGCCCGGTCCTTCATCAGGAGGCAACTCGCCCATATTATCATCTTCTTCTTCAGCCCCTTCTTTTTTAATTTGGTTGTCAATAATTTTAATATCTTCTTCTGTCTGTCGGAGAATAGTTTTCCGAAGCCATTCTTTAGAGAAATATACACCCTTGAATTCTTCCATATCGCGCAATAATTCAATTCGATTTCTGGCCACTTCTGCTTCTTGAAGTTCCATAAAATGGGTGTCTTTCATCCAATGAAAATAAATATTACCTCTAAGTTTTTCCCAATCGTCGGCCGTAAGAACACCCTTGAGTCTAAGTTGAGTCTCTAACAAATTTAAAAACAATTGCGAGAATTTGTTTCGCAGGCGGGCTACAAATTTACCAAACTTGACTTCATCGCGAGTGATTTCAGCCGACCGGCCAATGTTGAATCCTGCTTCTGGTTCAAGCCTTGACATGGGAACATTCATTGCACGATAGAGCTTCTTTCTGAAATATAAAATATCGTCAATTTCCCCAAGATTTTGCCCACCAGGAAGTGTCGTAATTTCTGTACCGCGACCACCTTCTCGTCTAGGCAACCAATAGTCTTCTAACATGGTTCGGTGTTCGCGCTCATCACTAACTTCGCCTGTTCCAGAATTATATACTAGACGATTCTTGAACTTGGTCATAATGTCGCGCAAATATTGTTCAGCCTTGATTTTTGGTAAATTCCCTACGTCAACATAGAAAATTCTACGTTCTGGTGCGCGAGCAATACGATAGATGACTACTGCATCTTCTAACATTTTTAATTGGTTGTAAGGTTTGATAGCCTTATGAAGATGAGAAACAATCATTGCCTTTCTGGCGTCTAACAAACCAGAATGTGTATAACAAACACTATCTTTGGCAATTTTAATTCCTTGCCCGCCACCTTTTTGATCCAATCCTCGTTCATTGTACATGTAATATTCTGCGCCATTGGCGGCCACAGGAATAGTCTGACCAGCACCGGCCTTTACTCCAGTCTTTTTAATCTGCTTCACTTTCCGAATTTTTCTAGGATCAATATAACGAAGCTCTTGAATTCCCTTTTTAGGTTGGTCGACGTTAATGATAATATGATAATATAATCTTCCGTCTACATACCATCTACGAAAAGTATCATAACAATGATTCTTAAAATCTAATAGACTAAGAATTTCTTTAAATTCATTTTCAATTTTTATTTTGATTGCCTGCGGCTGGTCGATTTGGTCAAGGATAATACTGATAGGCCCACGTTCTTCTTGTGTAACAATAGTTTCGTTGACAATATCATCAACGGCATATTCACATTCAGGATATTGTACCATTTCACGATAACGAGTGATTACTTCCGCTTCATTTTTGGCTGCGCCTTCAATGTCGAGATAGGTGCCATACGCTCCCGCAAGTGGGGAGATTTGTAAAGCACCATCTTCATTTTCTTCTTGGGCGAATGATTGGAGTTTTGTAGGGTCGTCTTCTTCCCTACTTATTGTGAAACCGAATAGCTTGATAGCCATATTATAAAATCCTATTTACATAAAGGTTAGGGGTGTGAGCAGAGAAAATTCTACTCACACCTTAAACCTATTTATATCTTCACTATTAGGACGTAATTCCAGCAGCAGTCCAAAAATCATACTGCCAAGTACAAGTAAATTCTTCAAGTGCATCATTTGATTCCCAGGCCAGGTCAATTGGAGCAAGAGCTTGTGGCCACATATTTACAATGGTCACCTTTTTAATCTGGTCTCCAGCCTTTCCATAATGAACAATATCGGCCGTGGCTTGATAATCAGTAGGAGCACTTCCTGCTCCACGAATATTCCCTGCATGTGAATTGATTGCATTCATCCATGATTGAACTGCATTATACACAACAAAATCTTCGTCGTTGATGATTGTTGTAGTCCACTCAGGAAAAGTTCTATTACCTGCAATTTTGATAGTCCTACCAAAATATGGCATTTCAACCATTCCTAAATCCGAACCAGGTAGCTGAGCCCCTTTACAAGTAAAGGTCATTTTAGTCGTGGCCGCGCCCGGATTAGCGATTGCTGGAAAAGGCATAATCACTTCAAATAGATTGGGGCGAGCCCCACCACCTGTCAATTGTGCCCTAATATCATTTACGTTAAAAGGCATTTCTATCTCCTTATTTACTAACTTATCTTTCTAAGACTATTTATACTAGAATTTCCCAACAACCTCTTCAAAATCAACTCCTGTTCGGACTGCAATGAAGTTTAGCTGAATGAAGTTAATCGAACGAGCAGGCTTGATGTAAATATCACCAACAAACTCATTTCGGTCAATTACTTCGCCAGTATTATTTGTTTCGTCACACACAACTCGGAAGTCATAGATGCCTCTTCGCCCCTGTACATCTCGGAGGAAAGGCTCGACCATATTCTTGAATTGTGAACGTGTGAACTCATCATTGAACTCAAAGAGCGTGAACTTGGCTGCTGTTGCAATGGCCTTCTCTAGTACAATGAACAGTCTTCGTACATTGATTCGGTCAAATGCGCTAGGCTTGGTTTGAAGTGTCTTATCACCAAATAGCACAGTGCCCAATCCAGGGAAAGTAACAACAGGATTAATGCCGTTCTTGTAAAGTTCGTCTCGGTGAGCCTTTTGAGGATTCCAAGCCAACTTGACAACATTCTTGACGGCGCCTCGATTAAACCCTGCGGGGCTCCACCATGGATCTCTTGTGTTGTCTGTTCGGACACAAAGCCCTGCAATATCGGCATTCAGAGGTACCCAACGATATGTGTCATTAAACTTATCGTACTGGTATTTCCAACCACTGTCCATAACACCATATGAAGAACTAATTCCAGCAATTCCATCATCTTCTGTTTCTGTGAGCCTATAATCCTTGACATCAGTACATTTTTCTGACAAGGTGCTAGTTCCTACTACATCAGCCTTTCTTGGCGAAATAAATGCGACGGCATCCTTACGTTTTTCTGCAACATTTTCGATAATATATTGTGAAGTTGTTCCAACATGAGGCCCACCAAGGACTATTGAAATATCAGTTTCTTCTGGATCATTAAACTTGTCATATCCAAGCATAAAGGCAGCAGGTGTAGTAGATATTCCATTGTTTCCTCCCTTGAGCGTCTTGACATCAGGTAAGAAAAGGCGTGGCGTAGCAGCCGTGCGGCTATCATCTCCCTTTATGGCCTCGAAACTTTCTACTATATCATCTGTCACGCCTGCAACAAAGGCTGTATTACCCCAAATACGGTCAAGAGCAGTTACGCCTTCGCCAACAGATACGGATACTGCCGTGGCAGTATGATTCAACCATCGAATATACTTTGATTGTGTATTGATAACATCCTTATAGTATAAGGTGCTTCCATCATCGCCCTTTGCGTCAGTGGCCTTTGAAAGATTGGGATATTTTTCAAGAACTTGCCCCTTGACTCCTGTGATTTGTCCTGATGAATCGGCAACAACAACATGAATTTCATCATTGGCCGAGCCTCTGGCGGCTGCATAAGTGGACGTTCCTGGAGCTTGGTCGAAATTGTCATAAAACTCCCATTTTCTGTTTATTACAGTGTTATTTGCAGCAATAGGAACAACCTTATTCAGAGTAGCTTTTACGCTTCCATATTTTCCTGCGCCTTCTCCAGCAGGCCCTAATCCCTCAGGGAATGCAACAATTTCATATGTCCCTGATGGAGTTGTTCCAACTTGTCCGGAGTCTGCTGTTGTGAAATAAACAGTGTCACCAATATTAAAACCTGTGTTTCCTGCCGTGGTTCTAGCATTATCTCCAACGTAAATATCGGCCGAGCTTGCAATTATATTTGCGGTTTCTCCTGTTGCAATATTAGCAAACTGCCCGGGCGCAGAATCGCAAATAGAAATTCTTAGGTTATTTCCGTATTGCCCAGGATAGGCCGCGGCCCACTTCAGAAACGAAGCATCAAAATCGTTTTCATCTTGTTGAGCATAGTCATCATCATTTTTGATGAGAAGTCTTGTAGCTGCCTGCGGCGATTCACATGCAGTATTCGCTCCGCCCGTGGTGAGCGAGTCTTCGACAACACGGACTAAATGAAGTTTGTTTCCATAGTCTAGAAAGTTAGATGCAGTAAACCAATAATCAGCAGTATTGACGTTTGGTAGTCCAAATGTGCTAACAAGCGTTTCTTGATTGTTAATCAAGGTGATTTCGTCTACGGGACCCCATTGAAACGTGCCCACAAAGGCTGCGTCTGTAGTGGCCACAGCAGGAATAATTGTGGTCAAATCAATTTCTGTTACATTTACGCCTGGTGATAATTGAAAAGGCATTTTAACACTCCTCGGTTATTATAGATGGCTCGATGGCCTATACAAAAGACCTCTCATTCTGCTGATATTTATAAGATGAAGCATTTTAATGGAATTTAGAAGACGGGCCCCAACTTTCATATTCATCTTCGTCTAAATCATCGCCCCATAACCAACGACCATCACCACGGTCTACTTTCACATCTTCAATGACTACACCAGAATCAATGAATCCAAAGGGCAAAAGGTCTTCTTCTTGATCCTCTAATCTGTCAGCTAGGATTCGTTTTCTGGCATCTACATCTGTCAAGTCTTTGAAATAAGGTTGTGTTGTGAGCCAAGAAAATAGGACAAGTGTAATTACAAGGTCATCATTATGCCCCCTCTCAGCCTCATAGGAATATCCTTTGGACACAAACGAAGTCAATTCAGAAATTGTATCAAAATCTTCAACAAGCAATTTATCGCCTTCGATTAGGTGTTTAAGGTTCAGGCAACCAACTTGCTTTACCTTTTTAGTTGTCTTAATTCCTATCTGAGCCTGGCCTACGCCAAATCCTCCACCAAGAACTTGCCCTGCGCGGCCGCGCTGCGTGACCATTAACATGTTTTCATATTCAAGGTCATAGTGCAAAATATCAGCTACTTGCTGCCCAATATCATTGATTTCCACCAAAACAAACGCATCATTATATTTCTGTGCAGAATTATGGATAACTGTAGGATAGGCCAAAGGAGCAATAGTCGCATTTCTGTATTTGGCTACCTGTTTATAGGGGAATTCTGACGAATCAATTATCGAAAATGCAGAGTAATCCAAGCCTTCTCCATGCGAGACATCGACGACCAATGTATAGACATGATTCTCCTGAGGTTCCTCATAGACTTCTATGTCACCAAAAATTTTCTTGGGATCTTTGAATGGCATGTTTTTTAATTTCATTGCACTAATCAGCGTATTAATCGACCCAATGAATTCACACTCAAACTCTTGCTGGAACTGTTCCTTGCTGGTGTTCTTGATTGTTTCTTCTTTCCACTTTTCATTTCTTCCAGGAACTTCATTCCAATAGACCTCAAGTGGCTTATATAAATTCTTTTTTTCTTGTGCATCTGACCATAGCTTATAGAAATGATTCATCCCGCAAGGCGTACTGACGATAATCACTTTGGTTGTTTCACCAGAAGAAATTGTAGGATATACAGAACTAAAGAATTCGTCTGCAATATTTTTGGGAACAAAAGCAAATTCGTCTAGCAGAATCATATTGTAGGTTCCGCCACGAATTGCGCTAGATGACGTTGCAGCAGCAACAATCTTGGAGCCATTTTCTAATTGCAAGTCCCCACGATTCCAAACCTTAATTCCTTGTTGTAAAAACGGAGGAAGATTTTCATATGCAAGCTGAAGCCTTCCTAAAATATCTCGGGCTAAAGATCCCTTGTTAGCCAAAATTGCAATTGTAACATCTTCGTTAAAGAGAATATAGTGCAAGAAATATGCAATGACTGTAGTAGTTTTTCCAGACTGCCTCGGGAGTTTGGCGATTGTGAAACGATTATCATGAACCGTGTTTACAATTTTTTCTTGAAAATCATACATATCAAAAGGAACAAGCCCTTCATCTACATTGACAATTTTCATATGGTTTCTAATAAAATAAACTGGGTCGCCAGAACACTTAATGTATTCTGCAATCTGCTCTTCTGTGAACTCTTCGTGTGTCCCGGCCTTCTTGAGAAGAGGATTCCCAAGATATCCTGATTGTTCAACAGCCATGATTACTCCTCGCTGTTGCTAATATTTGGGTTTAATTTACCCTTTATCAACTTCAAGAGATCATGCGTACTCCCAACAAACAGCGCATTTGTGACATTCTTTGGTCCAGATTCGGTTCTCTTTAACCCTTTGATATCCTTTTGCAAATCAATCAATTGGCGGTTGACATCGGCCACGTTCTTGATAATTTGCCCGACAACCTCATAGGCTCTGGGATGCTCACTTTCTTTGGCTAGCTCCAAAATACCATCAAGTGCTTCAGACCCCTTTTCGATAATTTCTTTCAAATTATCCCGTGTATATTCGTAATCTGTATCAAGGTCTTTTGCAATTTCAATATCACTAGAAGGTAAAACAGCAGGCAATACTTCTACCTTTTTATCATTATTTTTCATTACAACCACTCATCCTCTCCTGTCTTTAGATTTCTTCTAGTTCCAGCCAATGATGTATTTGATGGGAAGAACGTTTGGGTTTGAATTGTACCAAAATCATCGTTTGCATCAATAGTGGCCAATTCAACACTTATACTAGAATTGGTAGTTGGATCATCATCACCTGTCAATCCTGGTTGAGTATATATCCTAGAAGCAGTTGAAATTCCGGCCAATTGGTCAGGAGTAATTGTATCAGACCGATTCTTTGTCAAATATTGAACTCGATAAGACCATTGTGCTGTTGGATCATCTAAAAATTCAGGCAAAACTGTTGCCGATTGTTGTGAACCATCATAGGAAATAATAGTTCGTGTGTTTCCTGTAATTCCTGTTGATACCCCTGGGGCCTCGGCTGTTATTGTAATTGTTCCACTATCATATGTATTACTAATTCTACTTGCCGAATTGGCCTGCAAA